TTAGAGTTCGTAAAGAAAGAGCCTGTTGCTTTTTCTACGGATTTCATAAAGCCTTTAATAGCTGGCGGAGCCTCAGCAACTAATTGTTTAGTTTTTAGTTTAACAATAGGAGCTACTTCATTATAAAGTTCTTTAAGGTCATCTTCGCTTTTCTTTATAGTTGCGTCAGTATATTCTAACCTAGTTGGATCAGGTAGTTTTGTTTCAGCGTAATCTAAAAAGTCTGTTTTTAAACCTTTTACTGTCGAATATAAATTTTTAAAAGCTTCTGTTACATTAAAATCTACTTTGTCTGTAGATTTAAAATAATCGTCTACTGTTTTAAAATCTTCCATAGTTATAGAAGGCAAAGGGTTTTTATTATCTTTACTAATAACGTTATCTAGTTCATCAGGAGACAAAGTGTTAGCGTAGCCTAAGTTGTTAGGTGTATCTTTCTTTTCGTTTATCAGCATAGTATCGGTATCAGTTGCATAACTGCTAGGATCCATAACTAAGTTACGTAAGTATTGTGTCTCCTCAGTTACCCCTTCTTTTTCAAGAGCGTCAACAAACTTCACAAAGTTATCTTGTTCATTTTTATTTAAAAAGTTACCTTTACTAAGCTGTTTTGTTACGTTTGTAATTACTTGTACTGCTCGACCATCAAACTGTTCGCCATTACTTAACGCATTTTGAGTCTTGATTACAGCATTATCATGTCTAATTTTTTGCTCGTTTGATATACCACCGTCTAGATAACCAATACCGCCTTGTTTTAACATACCATAAGTTTGTTCACGCATTTCTTGCGGAGTGTATGGCAGAAATTGTATGCCTACACCTCGAGCTTTATTCACTACAGCACTATAAGATTGTTCATATTTACCAGTTCCACTATAAGATGTGTTTATACCTGTTAATCTTTTATCATTATAAACGCGATCTATAGCGTTTTGCATAAAATCTTTGAAAGTTTTAATACCCATACTAGAATCATCAGCAAAAGTTTTGTCATATACATATTTGTTTGCAGAAGCAATCATGCCAACTTGTGTCCAGAAAGCTTGTTTCGTAGTTTTTGACATTCTATTGTTCATGTCATACGCCTGTAGCTCTCCTGATTTACCTGATTCATCATCTGACCAAGTTATTTTGAAAGCTGTGTCTCCCTTAAATCTAGGATCTTTCTCAACATTACCTTGTGCTAAGGTTGAAAATTCAGCAAATTTTCCTGTTACTTCAAGTGGCCCAGCTCCAGTATCTCCTTTTATTATAAACAAATTTGACATTCTGTTATTATCTTTTGCTGCTTCGTATTTTCCTGTAGCTTCATCCCACTCATTAGATTTTCGATTCATTTCTTTTAAAAGAGAAGCCATAGAATCCGTTTGAGGAGTACTGTCTCCTTCTTTATATTTTTTACTTCCTGTAAATAAACCTCCTAAGTCTCTTATAACACCTGAGTTATTTACAATATTTTTAAATTGGTTCATTCTAGCTTTATTATAAGGTGCATATAGTGAGGTTCTTTTTTGTGCTGCTGTTTCATCAGCACTAAGCGCAAACTCATTTGATAAATCTAATAACCTACTACGAGTAACAATATCGTCTTCTATATCTTCATTAACCTGTTTTAATAAGAATGCTCTTTGACCCTTATCAATACCTGCACCAGAAGCCATTTTATCATCCATAAATTTATTACGTTCTATTCTTCTATACTCATCTTTCCATCCTGGGCCTAAGCCGTAGTTTTCTGTATGATCTTCTCTCCAAGCTATAGTTCGATTTATAAAACCATATTGTTTAGCTACTTCAGGATCGTTACTTTGCCAAAACTCTAGTCCTCTTTTTTTTGCTTTTGCTTTAGAAGCAGCATCATAGGTTAATACAGCAGGCACAATAATCGAAGAAGCTTTGCTTGTTTTTTTTGCGCGTTTAAGGTTCTTTGATGAGTCCGATACCATTTTTTGTACTTGAGGATCACTACTTATACTTATAGCCATTATTGTTCTACCTCTGGTTTGCTGAGTAAACTAGGAGTTTCTGAAGGGCTTTCAGGAATTTCTAAAGTTTCTACTCGTTGTTGTATTTCTCTAGGGATACCTGTTGTAGTTAAAGCAGGTATAATTTTTTCTTTAGCTGTTTCAATAACTTTTTGAACTTCAGTTAATTGTTCATCAGAATCCATAACTTCAGCCTCATCATCTAACACAGGCTCGTCAATTCCTCCGTGTGTAGCTAGAGCAATTAGCATATACATAACAGGCTCTAAAAGCATAACAGCTAAATCAGGATTCCATAGTCCAGAAGTAAATCCTTTATAAATAAGAATATCTGTAATATTACCTATAGGAACACCTTTGTGCATAAGATCCATAAGATCATGGTAAGTTTCAGGCTCTGTTAATTCTACAAAAATTGTATCTAAAGCAGGAGTTACAGCAGTAAACTTAGGAGCTTTCTCCCAATCATACGGTTCTTCAGGATTGTTTGTTAGAGACTGACCAGGAACAGGCCCACCTGTTGTTGCTAGATGTTCTAGTCCTTCTCTGCTATAAGTTGGTTCTGCCATTAGTATCTCCGTTTAATAATTATGTAAGCCCTGCTTAGTTTTCATGTAAGCAGTATTATCTATTTGTCCACCAAACATAAACTCTTTGTTTGCGCCTGGATAATGTGTAGCAAAGTTTTCCATAGCTTCTGGAGTAAACAAAGGAGCAACTTCCATTTCTTGAAGAAGACCATAAGAAGGGTTGTAAGCACCTCCATTAGCAGCGGTAGGTTCAGTTAACTTATCTAAACCTTCTTTAACTGTAGATGCGCTTAGTAAACTGTTTGATGCTTTTGCACCTGTTTCTGCTGCTATTGTTTCTTGAGTTATGCTTTGAGCAGTTGCGTCTTGAGCTAACTCCATAGGTGTTCTGCTTACAATTTTTGTTGGATCAGGTGCTATAGTAAAATTAGTACCTCTTTTTGCAGATATAGGATTGTAATTTAGTATTGAATCAGTACTCATAGAGGTATCCCCTATATTTGCCATAGATTTTCCTGTAAATTTAGAAGTATCTAAAGCATATAAAGAAGGATCTACTCCAGTAGGATTAGACGCTATAGCCATAGCTTGATCTCTAGCTGCATCAGCAGGAGTAGAAGCAAAAGTACTTGTATCAAAACCTCCAGTTTTTCCTGCAATTTTATTAGTTATTGCGCTTAAACCGTTTGCAAGAAACTGAGAAGTAGATCCGCCTGCTGACATAGCTGTATTAGTTACGGCTGTATAAGCTGTCCTAGCTCCGTTAGCTATTGCTGTTGCTGTTCGAGCTACTATTCCTGAAGTACTTGCTGCTGTTGTTGCCGCTGCATTAGCAGCTATAGTTGCTTGCGTGGCTGCAGCAGTTGTACCAGCTACGGCTGTCGTGCCTGCTGTAGTAGCCCCTGCTGTGCCTGCTGCTGCTGATACGGCTGCGCCTGATTGAACCAATCCTGCTACAAAATACGCTCCTGTAACTATAAGCGCCGCTGCTGCAATAATTTTAAAAGCTTTACTCTTAACTACTTTCTTTAATTTCTTTTTAACTTTTTTAGCAAAACGACTAATTTCTTTTCTAACTTTTTTAGAAGAAGCCAATAAAGCTCCTATTGCTAAAAATGGTAATAATGCCATAACGTGTAACTCCTATTTAATTATGCTTCTGTTTTTGGAATAACAAAAGATCCGAGTGCTGAAAATACTTTATCAAGATTAGAACTTTTTAAATTATCCCAATACTGTGCGCTAGTAGCTTCGTTACTTAATGATTGTGCTATAAGATGTGTTTTACGATCTTCGTATTTTTCTGCTGCTTGAAACTCATAAGCTGCTCTATCTCTTAATTCTTGCCATAAAAATGCTTGAGCTGATTGTGACATACCAAACATATTCTGAGCGTTCTGCATAGAAATTTGATTAGCTGCTGCAGTATTAATTGTGTTTGCTTGTCTACGCCATGCTACGTTAGATTGTTCTACGGCTTGTGCGTTAGTAGCGTTCCATTTAGCTCTATCGTAAGCTGACTGCGCATTATACTGACTAACTTGTGTAGCTAATTGAGCATTAAGTTTTGCTTCATCAGATGTTAAACCTCTTATTTGAGCTTCTGTTGTAGCTTTTGTATTTGCATTAAACTGTGACATAGCATTTAACTGTTGTTTATTTGTTAGTTCTACCTGTTGTGCAAGGCTAGTCATAAATTGATTAGTTTGATTTTCACTTGTAGCATTAAATTGTTTAGATGCGTTTTCAGCCGCTTGATTACTTAACATAGCTTGTTGTGTTTGTTGTCCAGAAAGCATAGTAGCTTGTTGAGCATTACTAAGATTAGCCATATCCATGTTTAAAAAAGACTGAGCATTCTGTGCAGAAATTCTAGTTCTTTGATCTAATGTTGCCATATCTAAAGACGCTAAAGCTGTAGCGTTTTGTAGTATTGCTTGTTGTTCGTTATTTAAATTAGTAAGACCTGCAGTTTGCATAAATTTACTGTTAGCAAGTTCTACTTGTTGTTCCGTAGTAAACTTAGTCATATCCATGTTAGCTGTCATAGTAGCGTTTTGCATAGCTTTTTGTTGATCTACATTAAGCTGAGCTAATCCCATTTGTTGAGCTAACTCAGAATTTTTTAAATTCATTTGCATACGTTTATTTAAATTAGCTAACTCAGTCTGTTGAGAAGCATTTAAATTTTCTGTAGAAGCTTGGTTCTGTGCGCTAAGATTAGCTAAACGCATTTGTTGATCTGTGCTAAGATTAGCTTTTTTCATATCGTTAGCAAAAGCTGCGTTCTGTGATAAGAAAGTTGCTGCTGTTTGATACTCAAGCATTTTTTCTTGTTGAGAAGCTGACATGTTTTCTCTAGCTGTTGCATCTTGTATTTGTAAATTAGCTAAATCTATTTGTGTTCCTGCAGCTAAATTTTGAGAGTTCATAGCTTGTTGGTTCTGTGCGTTTAATGTTGCAGCTTGTTGTTGGTTTTGTAAGTTAGCTAAACGTGTTTGTTGTTGTTGTTGTGCTGTAGTTATTACAGCGTCTTGATTAAACTGGCTTTGCATTACTGACATTTGTTGTGCGTTCTGTGCTGTTTGACTAGCTGCTGTTTGTTGGTTAGCTACGTTAGTCATACGTCTGGTCATGTCTAATCTAGCTCCTTCTAAATTAGCTTGTTGTTCATTAGATAAATTTTGAGCTGCTCTAGTCTGTAAAGCTTGTGCGTTATTCTGAGCAATAGGAAAAGTCATTTGAATAATAGCATTAAACAAAGCATCTCTTCCTACAGACGAAACTTCCATACCGCGTTGAGCCATGTTTTGATTAGCTGCATCTACTGCAGGCTTAGCCCAAGCAGGAACTGTGCCGCTTTCTAAACCTCCTAATAATGTTTCCATCTGAGAACTAACTAAGGCTTCTGTTGGTAAGGCGGCTATTGCTGCTTGAACATCTACAGGTTGAGAATCTATTTTAGCTTCTACTGTTGTAGGATCAGCTACAATAGCTGCAGTAATACTTGGAGGTATGTCTGATATTTGAGCTACCATTAAAGCAGCAGACCCTGTTCTTGATGTACCTTGTACTGCGCTCCTCTGAGCAGCATCAAAGCCTATACTATTAATAATAGTAGTTTCAATAGAGGTTGCAGAAGAGCCTGTAATAGCTTCTCTTGTTTGTTGTTCAGCATCTGAAGTAGAGGAAAGCTGTCCGGCTACTCCTGAAACTTGAGGAACGTATGCTCCTGCAGAAATTATAGCATTAACATTAGTAGCTTTACTTGCTTCTATTATAGAATTAGAAACTTGCGCAGCTACTGCTGCACCTGATAGATTTCTAATTTCTTCTACTTGTGCTTGAGCTTCTGAAGATAAAGTTCCTGTAGCTGAGTTTACAGCAGAAGGAGTTACATTTGCTGCACGAACCATAGTAGAGGCTGTTATAGCGTCTTGTTCAGTTGCTGCTGTTGCACTAGCTGTAGGAGCTGTTGCTGTAGAAAAATCAGAATCTGCTGTAGAAGCCGAAGCTTCAAAATCCCCTACAGTCTCTTCGTTAATCGTTTGTATATCTGTATCAGGAGTAACAACTTCTGTAGCATCTGTGTCTAGTTTAGTGCCGAGATCTTCGCTAATACTTGGAATGTCAGGAACTATGGTTTCGCCTTTACGAGATAAAAGTGCTGTGTCTCTAGCGGCTGTTATTTTCTTTTCTGTTTCAGCAGTATAAATATTACGCTCGTTTTCTTTTTGAGTGTTTACCGTTCCAGTATCTTCATCTTTCTTTCTGTCTTGTCCTTTGTTTGCAACAAAACTACTACTACCGCCTCCACCATCAGGATTATTTCTACCGTCTGAGCCTCCGCTAATATCAGGTTCTTCACTAACAACTGTTGAAGGAGCAACATACGGGGAAGAAGCTACTGGGTTGTAAACTGGTGCGTTGTTAGCTGGTGGTATATTTGCTGGAACTCCTGTATCAGCTTCTTCACTTCCAGCCCTGTATTCATTTTGTGGTATTGGAACAGGTACAGGTGTAGGAACAGGACGTTTAGTAGCAGGCAAAGTAACACGTTTAGGTGCTTTAACTTGAGCTTTTTTCCCTTTAGCTTGACCAGAGCTATTCTTTCCGCCTCTAGCTAACTCTACACGGCCACCTGTTCGATAGTCTAATCTTTTCTTTTTATGTCTTTTACGTGCCATATTAATTCCTAATTAGTTTTAACTTCAAAAAGTTTATCAAGTTTTGTTTCTAGTTTATTAAGCATACGGATAACGCGATCCATATTATTTTCTAGTTCTTCTTTAGTAACATAGCCTTTAGCTACTTCTTCTCTAGTTTTATTTAAAAGAACATCTATTCTCTTAACCTCTACAAAGTTCTGTCGAATACTGTAGACTACAGGAGCTATAATTAAAGTTACAAGTATGTTCCACGTTTCCATATCCATTATATTGTTCCTGTATTTAAGCGGTGCATTTTTTCTCTAGTGTTTTTAATTTTAATATTTGTTTTGTTAGCTAAAAATTTAATTCTTTCTTTTTCTTTTTTAGGTATTCCTTTTAAATAAGGAAGTAATTTATCAAAACAATAACCATAAGTTTCTAACATGTTTATAGTATCTGCTTCAATACAATCTATGTAATTAAAGACACTTGCTTGCTCTCCAAGAACTCCATAGTTAAAAGCATCTATTGTTGCTGTTGCTTCTTCTTGTAATAAAATATCATTTTTGTGATGCATGTATCTAGGTATAAATAATTTTTTAACATCGTTTAATATTCCAGTATCTGTTTCTGGAACATCTTTCCATCTTGCAGGATTAATAATAAAAATATTTAAATCAACAACTCCGTTTGTTAATGTATTATCTACATAACGATAATGTTCTGATAATCTATTGTGATCTATAAAAACTGCTTCTCTGCTTACACATATATCAACAGCTTCTAATTGTTCTATAGAAGGTATGTCTCCTTCTTTTAATTCTAAAACTATACCGCTTTTAACTACTAAAGTTATTCCTTTAGTATTTAGTAATGCTGTACCTATCCTACTGTTTGTTTGTTCTTTTTTAGTTATTACTTTATAAGATACTTGTGGAGTATTTTTTTCTAAAGAGTTAACTGTAAGATTAGTTAAGTTATTACTTTCTAGTATTAAGACTTTTAGGTCTGTTAGGTTTAACATGTTCTACTTTATTAAAATAATGAAAAAAGTTTTTTATATTTTCTTTGGGTTGTTCTGCTGCATGATAAATTAAGCCAGAGTTAGTTGCTGATAACAATCTTTTAAAATCATTTATTACTGGGTATCCTTGTTCAAATAAAACTTTATAGATATGTGTATAAGTTTTACAAGCTATCTTAGGTCTATCAAATAAATTAACACGCTTACCTTGTGCTAAAGCTATCAATCCCATTTCAGAATTAGTAGTACATCCTACAACTTTTGCTCTATTTAAAATCTCATGTCCTGATAGATTTTTATTTACTAAAGAATCTTTACCATACTTTGCTTTTAAAAAAGACATTGTAAAAGGAGATGTTAAAGGATGAGGTTTTAATTTAGCACCTTCTTCTTTTATAGCTTTTAAAAGTTTAACATCATCTGTAATTTCTTCTAAAATATTTGTACCTGCTAAAAAAACTACATAAGGATAATCTATATCTGTAGTTTGTAAATTATACTTATCTGCATTTTTATTAGCAATAGCGTCAAAGATTTTTTCTCCTTCCTGTGTAATTTCTCCTCTTACACATTCTCTTAAAAGCTTTAAAGAATATAAAGAAGAAGCAGGTTTAATATAAACAAACTTCGTCATAATGTCTGTATAGACATATCCTCTTATTTTCTTTTCGTTTTTAAAGTCATACCAAATATCGTATTCTAAATTTGTTTCATGATTACCTTTCAGCGGTAACAAATGATGTATCTTATCTAGTTGTTTATTTACTGTTGCTCTTCTGATATTTCCTGATTTAAAAAAATGGGCTATATCATTATTCAGTACATCATTAAATGCTAGTGTTTCAAGAGGCATTTTTTTCTAGAGCGTCTACTTTTTCTTCTATTGCTTCTAGACGTTTTGAAATAATATCCCAAAAACTTGCAAGTCTTCTGTTAAGTTTTTGTATTTCATCTGGATCTGTATGTGCTTCATTCTCTGCCATTTTAAACTCCGTTATTATTACACTTACACATTTTCTTTCTTTCTAAAGCATCCATACGTTCTTCCATTTCTTTAAAATGCTCTAATAAAATTGCTAATGTTTCTTCTGTTCTTCTGTTTATTATTTTTATTTCTTCTTTTACTGTCATTTACTTTATCCTGTCCAAGAACTTCCATCCCAATACCTAGCACTATGCGCTCCTGCTGAAGCTACTTCAGTATCAAAAACTGATCCAGTATTTCCTGTAGCAGTTACTCTTACAAATATTGCTGTTGACGTATTATAAGTTGTAGTAGTATTTACTGACGCATCTGTAGCTGTAGTTTTTGTTGTAGCAAAAGTTGTTGTAGTATTAAAAGTTGTTGTTGTATTAAAAGTTGTTGTAGTAGCATGTGACGTACCGAAAGTCGTAGTAGTATTATAACTTGTTGTAGTAGAGTGTGAAGTTCCAAAAGTTGTAGTTGTGTTTTTACTTGTAGCTGTAGATCTCGTTGTATTTCTACTTGTAGCAAAACTTGTGTTAAACGTAGTTGTTGTACTTCTACTTGTGTTGAAAGAAGTGCTTCTGCTTGTGGTTATCGTTACATTACCAACAGTATTTTCATCTGCTGTAAAATGAGTGGTGTTAAAACTGGTATTTCTGCTAGTGGCAAAAGTTGTAGTAGTGCTTTTGCTAGTGCCTCTTGTAGTATTAAAACTGGTACTAAAAGTAGTTGTAGTATTAAAAGATGTTGAAGTTGCTCTAGTAGTATTATAACTTGTTGTAGTAGCGTGTGAAGTTCCAGTAGCTCTAGTAGTATTATAACTTGTTGTAGTGCTTCTAGTTGTTGAAGTAGCTCTAGTTGTGGCTGTAGCAAGTGTTGTATTATAAGTTGTAGTAGTGTTTGTAGTGCCGCCAGTTGATGTAGTTTTAGTAGTTGCTGTATCTTTAGTAGTCTGTCTAATAGCATTAAATACTGTAGTTAAAGAACCATCTGTTTCTAAAACAACAGCATAGTTTACAAATCGTAAATTTCCGTTTGTTACTTTTACTAAAATTGGATCAGGTGTTTCAATCGAATCACCATCCCATACTCTAATACCCATTATCTATTCCTTGTATTATACAACGTACCAAACAAAACCAGTTTTCTTAGCTGACTGATCGCCTGAAGGTGCTGTAGTTACTATTGCAAAGTCTCTAGCGTCTACATCAGTTAAAGCTACTTGAACCATAGTTCCGTTATCGTTTACAACAATTCTATCTGCATCTGCAAGAGTTGTAGAAGTAGCACTTGTATTGCCATCTATAATGTTTAACTCTGCTGCAGTACTTGTCACACCATCTAGGATATTTAACTCTGCGGCTGTAGAGGTAACTCCATCAAGAATGTTTAGTTCTGCGGCAGTTGATGTTACTCCGTCAAGAATATTTAATTCAGCAGCTGTAGAAGTTACTCCGTCTAATATGTTTAGCTCTGCAGTAGTTGATGTCACTCCGTCTAGTATGTTTAACTCTGCTCCAGTTGAAGTAACAGCAGTTGAGTTAAGAACTAATTTGCCGTCACCGATAGTAACTTTATCATTAAAAGCAGCTGAGCCTGCGTCTGAACCGTCAAGTGTAAGCATGGTAATATCAGCAGTAGCATCTGTTCCTTTGAATATTATATCACTATCATTAGCAGCTGCATCTATTGTAATGTTTCCTGAGCTTGTTGTTATGTTTATTGCAGCATCTCCTGCTGCTATATCATCTGCTGCACTTGATAGTCCTGCTTGAAAATATGTTTTAAAGGTAGCGGCACTTGTAACTTTCATAGTACCTGCATCATTATGAAGAATACCATCACCATCTGCTACAGCAGTTGTTCCTACTGTTGCTCCACCATCAATAAGATTTAATTCACCTGCTGTGCTTGTCACACCGTCTAAGATGTTAAGTTCTGCGGCAGTTGATGTCACTCCATCTAGGATGTTCAGTTCTGCTGTTGTGCTTGTAACGCCGTCAAGTAAGTTAAGTTCAGTAAAGGTACTAGTTACACCATCTAAAATGTTAATTTCTGCAGCAGTTGAAGTAACCCCATCAAGTATATTTAATTCTGCTGCTGTACTTGTAACCCCATCAAGTATATTTAATTCTGCTGTGGTACTTGTAACCCCATCAAGTATATTTAATTCTGCTGCGGTACTTGTAACCCCATCAAGTATACTTAATTCTGCTGCTGTACTTGTAACCCCATCAAGTATATTTAATTCTGCTGCGGTACTTGTAACCCCATCAAGTATATTTAATTCTGCTGCTGTGCTTGTTACACCGTCAAGTATATTTAATTCTGCTGTAGTTGAGGTAACTCCATCCAGGATATTAATTTCTTCTGGTGTAGAACTAATCTGTGTAGTTGATGCAGCAGCTAGAACTGGAAGAGTACCGGATACATTTGGTAATCCTATTGTTCTATCTCCTGTTGGATCAATTACAGTTAATGTAGTTTCATGGGCATCTGCTGTAGCTCCTTCAAATATAATTGCATTTGAAGCTTCCATAGTAACTGTATCTACTGTAGTAGTTGTTCCTGCTACAGTAAGGTTAGGTACTAGTAGTTGTCCTGTACTAGGATTATATCTTAATGCTCCTGTATCGTCTAGTAAAGCATTAGATTCATCATGAAATATTACAGGAAAGTTAGTGTTAGCTGTGCTATCTGTGACTGTAGCTGTAGCAGATAATGTTGCATTTGCTACTGTAGTTCCTGCAATAACACTTGCCAAAGCTGTACCGTTAACTGTAATTGCATCAGCTTCTAAAGTTCCGTCTATGTCTGCATCACCTGATATGTCTAAGGTTGCAGCATCTAGTTCACCACTAATAGTAATATGTCTACCACCAGTAATATCAATATTTGCATCAGCTATAAGAGCTTTACTTGCTATAACAGTTCCGTTTGTTATTCCATCTATAAGATTAATGTCTGCTGCACTAGCTGTAACACCATCCAAAATGTTTAACTCTTCTGTAGTGCTAGTAACACCATCAAGTAAGTTAAGTTCAGTAAAGGTGCTAGTTACCCCGTCAAGAATATTTAATTCTGCTGCGGTACTTGTAACTCCGTCAAGAATGTTAAGTTCTGCTGCGGTGCTTGTAACGCCATCAAGAATGTTTAACTCTGCCGTGGTGCTTGTAACTCCATCAAGAAGATTAAGCTCTGTAAAAGTAGATGTAACTCCGTCTAAAATGTTAAGTTCTGATGCTGTGGAAGTAACACCATCTAATATATTTAGCTCTGCAGCAGTTGACGTAACTGTTGTTCCACCTATAGATAGTGCGTCTGTTTCAAGCGTACCATCAAAGTCTCCGTCTACAGCATCTATGTTACCTACAAATTCTGTAGCGGTTAATTTGCCTGAACTTGGGTTATAAGTAAATCCTGTATCAGTTTCTAATCCTTGAGTTCCTGTAGCCCCATCAACAAAAACTGGAAATATAGTTTCGTCTGTGCTGTTGTTTGCAGATAATGTAACTGTTGTTGCTAGTGCTGCTGTTCCAGAAGTATCTTGATTAAGAGTACCTATTACAAAGTCTAATGTATTATCACTATCCTCATAAGTTACAGTTATATTTGTTTCAGTATTCGAGCTAACCATAGCTCCTACAGTATCACTAATTGTTTCTGCTAATGTAACACCACCTATTGTAATAGCATCAGCTTCAAGAGTACCATCAATATCTGCGTCACCACTAATGTCTAAACTTGTTGCGTCTACTTCTCCTGCTACTGTTAATACACCGCTTGATAGTGTCATTAAATCAGTGTCTGATGTATGTCCAATAGTTGTTCCGTTAATTATAACATTATCGACTGTTAAAGTTGTTAACGTTCCTAATGAAGTTATATTAGATTGAGCAGCAGTAGTTACAGTAGCCGCTGTTCCAGTTACGTTCCCTGTAACGTTTCCTGCAACGTTCCCTGTAACGTTTCCTGTTAATGGCCCTGCAAAGGCATCAGAAGTTACTGTGCCATCAAAGTAAGCATCTTTAAATTCTAGAGAGTTTGTGCCTAAATCAATATCGTTATCTGTAACAGGAACAATAGCTCCGTCTTGTATGCGTATTTGTTCTACAGCCGCACTCGATACTTCTACATATACTCCCCATCTATTGTTTGTACCATCAGCAACTATCTTATTTAAAAAGTCTATATCGCCTATAGTGTGTATGTTACCGCCTTGCCCCGCAGTACCATCATGTCTATGACCTGTAGAATCTGCGCTGCTTGAAGAGTAAGCAAAAGCGTTTAAGAGTTGGTTGTATTCATTATTAAAAAGAGCAGCGGTGATAGTATCGCCATCAGCTAATGAACTTTGTCTGGTATATGTCTGAGCCATTTTCTATTGTCTCCCTGATGGTCTGTAATTTATATATAGTCCGTTTATTGTGTAAGGAGCGTTTGTGTCCTCACTAAAAATTTTAAAGAAGTTACTGTGTCCGCTTCCTTGTATGCTTTGTCTTATTAATGGAGCTTCTGGCGCACCAAATTTAGCTCCTCCGCTAAAAGTAGAAGATCCAAAAATAGCAGGATCATTTGTTTCTAATGAAACATCATTAGGTTGTATTCTATCTGTAGTGTCAAAATCAAACCTAACTCTTAATGTAGGATCTGTTGCTCCTTCTGGTCTTAAAGATACCTTAACGTGATCTATAGTTTTTAAAGTTCCAAAGTCTCCGTAATCAAAGTCTGGTGACTGGTACTCTGCTAATATATTTGTTTCAGTTCCTGAAGGATTAAAAGCACTTCCTGTATCATGATTATAAACATAACCGCTTCTGTCTCCGTGATAAACTTTTTCTCTGCCTGCAAAGTTAAAACCAGAAGTTACAGCAGGAGCTTGTATACCTTTTACTTCTGTCCACTCAAATCCTCTAGCTGTAAGTGTACCTGTAATGCCTTTAGAGTTACCTGTAGATTCTGCACTACCGCTATAGTAAAGTCTATATTGAGACTTATCTCTAAGAACTACACTTGTAAATTCATAATCAACAATATTATCAAATATGTCATTTATAACAGGCTGTATCATTTTACTGACAGTGCCGAGTTCTACATCACCAATTCTCGCTGTACCTGCAATAGTTCT